ACAAATATTAGCTCAGTTAATGACTTTGCTGATAAGTATCGAATAGCTTCTAGTGCTCCAAGTTCAAACAATGATGATGGAGACCTTTACTACAACACCAGTGATAATAAACTATATGTCTATAATGGTAGTGCTTGGGAAGTAGCATCCTCACTGAATGGTAGTGGAGGTAGTGTTACTGGAGATACTACATTTAGTGATAATACTAAGTTAAAGCTAGGTACAGGTGCAGATCTACAAATCTACCATAATGGATCTCATAGTTTCATAGACCATACTGGTACAGGACACTTAATTATTAATGGTTCTACATCTAACAATGTAGACATTATGAAGGCTGGTCATAGTGAATATATGGCTAGGTTCATACCAGACGGAGCTGTAGAACTATATTATGACAACAGTAAGAAGCTTGAGACAACTTCTGGAGGTGTAAATGTCACTGGAATGGTTCAAGCAGATCAGTTTGCATTGCTGGATAATGAAAAAGCTACATATGGAGATAGTAATGATCTACAAATCTACCATGATGGTAGTGATTCATGGATTCGTGATGCTGGTACAGGGAGACTATTAATTGATGGTTCAGAAGTAAATATAAGAAAGTATGGTGCTTCTGAAACTATGGCTAAGTTCATAGAAGATGGAGCCGTAGAACTCTACCATAATAATGTTAAGAAGCTTGAGACAACTAGTTCTGGTGTTACTATTTATGGAAACGCTGTAGCAAGTAGCAAATTTAGAGGTAATGATGACGTAAAAGTTAGCTTGGGAGATGGAGAGGATCTACAAATCTACCACGTTGGTGATGAAAATTATATAAAGTCTATGAACGGAAATATAAATATCCGTTTTAGTAGTCAAAATATGATAATCGCTAAACCTAGCGGAGCCGTTGAGCTCTACTACGACAACTCTAAGAAGCTTGAAACAACTAGTACTGGTGTTACGATACCTAGCAAAGCATTAATAGGTACATCAACAGCAGCACCTTATACAACTAGGTTATTGACAGTTGGTGATACAGGAACAGATGATACTGCTCTAGAAATTAGATCAAGTAACGATTCAACAGGTAGACTTTATTATACTGATAGTACTGTATCTGGTGAAGGAGCTTATCAAGGGGAATTAACTTTTTCTCATATTGATAACTCTTTCTATTTAAAAATTGGTAATGAGACTTCACTTAAGGCAATAAAAGACGGAGCCGTAGAACTCTACCGTAATAATGTTAAGACTTTTTCAACAGAAAGTGAAGGTGTAATTATTCAAGGTCCAGAAGGAGGTAATGGATCTCTCTATGTATATGCTGATGAAGGTGACGATAATGCAGATAAGTGGGTAATTCAAGCAAAACAAGCTAGTAGTACACTTACCATTCAAAATAATAATGGTGGAGCATGGGATAACAATTTAAAATGTCATGGTGACGGAGCCGTAGAACTCTATTACGACAACTCTAAGAAGCTTGAGACAGTAAGTAATGGCTGTAAAATGCCAGATAGTGCTAGATTGACATTAGGAACAGATGATGATTTCCAACTAGATCACGATGCAACAAATAATAGAATATTAAACCAAAACAATAAAGACTTATTAATTTACTCTAACGCTGAAATTGCAGCATCAATAGGTGGTACAACTGGTGATGTATCACTACCAGGAGCTTCTAATAAGAATTTGTTATGGGATAAATCAGCTGGTTCTCTTGAATTTGCTGACAATGCAAAAGCTGTATTTGGTGCTGGTGATGATCTAGAAATCTACCATGATGGAACAAATTCTGTCCTTAAAAATGCTACAGGTGATCTGCGACTGGCTTGTGATTCAATTGGTTTTACAAATGGAGCAGAAAATGAATGGATACTAAATGGAAATGCAAATGCAGAATCTAAACTCTATTACGACAACTCTAAGAAGTTTGAGACAACAAGTGGTGGAGCTACCGTTACAGGGTTTTTAAATGTTACTACAGGGATCCATATTCCAGATGGAGGTGATAACGATGGATCAATAACTATAGGATCTGGGAATGATTTAAGGCTTTGGCATGATGGATCGTTTTCTTACATAAAAGATAGTAATGCTAGTTCGGCTCTTATTATTGAAGCAACTAATGATACTTTCATAAAACATGGAGGTGAAAATTGTGCAAGATTCAATAATGACGGATCCGTAGAACTCTATTACGACAACGTTAAGAAGCTTGAGACAAACGCGACTGGAGCACAAATAAATGGAATTACTATTTCAGAAACAAATGCTGCAGGTAATTGGTCAATTTTCTGTAAAAATGATGGAGATAACACAAACAGGTATGGACTTTATATTTCTTGTGGGGCAGACAATGCTGCTGGCACAAATGTTGCCGTAGGTTTTAATGATGGAGATGGGAGCAACCAAGGCTATATAACCTTTAGTGGAGGCACTGTTACTTATGGAGCATTTACAGCCCATCACCCTTGTATTGTCCCTGACGCTGATAACCCTTCAGATAGTTCTAACGCCTATCCATACGGAACATTATTAGAAACAATAAGTATCGAATACACTCAAAAGAACGGTGCAGATACTGAAAGAGGAATTAGATATAAAGTACAAAAGACTCAATCAGCTAACTCTAGGAAAGTATTAGGTGCATATGGTTCATCAATGAATGGTGGTCCAGATGGTCAAACAAACGAACATCAAGCCTTAATCTTAGGTGACGGTCATATTCTCGTTAATAATGCTGGTGGAAACATCGAGGTAGGTGATGGTATTTGTTCTTCTGCTACAGCAGGTATAGGACAAAAAGCCACAGCTAACCCTTCAATGATTATAGGTATAGCTCAAGAGGCTATTACGTTTACTGGTAGTGAAACAAAACTCGTAGCTGTCCAATACGGGTTACAACAATTTATACCTTGGACATAGACAAACAATTTATTATTTAACAAACTAAAATGGCAACTAAAACTTGGCAAGTCAACACCCTTCAACGCGAACTAGCAGACGGGTATGTAAATAAAGTTATCTACCGTGTTAATGGCGAAGATGGTACTTATAAATTCAGAGCTACTGGTGAAGTAGATCTTCCTAAGCCTGATACTCTAGTCCCTTATGCTGACCTTACTGAAGAAGTAGTTCTTGGTTGGGTTAAGGCAAAACTAGATGCAGATAATGCTGGTACTGTAGCTGCAATTGAAACAGCTGTAGAGAACGGTGTAAACGAACAGAAGACTCCAACAACAGGTGTCGGTAAACCTTGGTAGGGTAAAGATACCTACTTCTCCTGAACCTCTACCACTCATGAGGATCGAATTCAGACCTCCTTCAGCTCGGATACCATCATATACACCTATGGTAATTCCTCCGAGCGATTTGGAGGCTCCTGAAGATGTAGAACCTGAGAAGACAACTGAACAGCCTGAACCACCTAAGTTGCAGATTCCTGTATTGGATATAGAAATGCCAGTACCTGAAACAGCTGTGGTGGTTACTGCTGTAACAACAGCGGTGGTAGCAGTCGCTACTACTACTGTTACTCAATCTTTATTTGAACCAATTAAAAAGAAAGTTCAAAAACAACTGCAAGCTAAAGTTAACAAATGGAAGGAAAACAGGAAAAAGAAAAAGGACTCCTCGGAAAGCTGAAAGATGCTGCAGAGGACCAAGAACATCAAATCCAAATCTTAGGTACATTTGTCCGTCTTGGAGTTGTGGTTTGGAGTGGGT